CTATATATCTTCGAGTATCTCTACGATTTTGTCTGCTTCTTTCGGCATTAAATGCGCGTAAGTATTAAGTGTTTGTTCTACATCCTTGTGACCTAGACGTTTGGAAACGGCCACAATAGATATTCCTTGAGATATTAAAAGCGATGCACAGGAATGACGTAGGTCGTGAACTCTTATGTTTTTAATTCCTGCCTTTTCGGCATACTTTTTGAGTCCCCTCTCTATTGTCTTGTCAGGAATAGGTCGGATACCACCAAAAACAAACTCATCAAGATTAGCAGCTATATGGCGTTCTAGCTCTTTGCAAAAGCCCTCTGGTAAGTCTATTGTTCTATTGCTCGTTAAATTTTTAGGACTTACCACTTTATAGAGTCCCTCTTCCGTTTTTCTAGTGATATTTTTATTTATTCTAACAGTTGCATTTTTAAAATCGATATCTCTCCAAGTTACAGCTTGACACTCACCCTTTCTGCACCCTGTTATGTACAGGAACTTAAAAAGCAGCTTTATATCTTCCTCTTCGCAAGCATCAATAAACAGCTTGAATTCCTCCAAGGTCCAATAATCCATTTCTTTTGGAGGTTCGGTGTTTCGCAAAGGTTCAACCTTTACCATTATGTTTTGTATATCATAATAGCGCTCTCCAAACCTGTATATAGAGGACAGCAAGGTTCTTAAAGATTTTTTGTGCCTATATGCATATTGTTCTATTCCCTGTTGCCATTCAAGAACAGACAAAGGAGTAATCTCTTTTATCTTCTTTTCACCAAAACAAGGTATAAGATGCTTATTCAATTTGCTTTGCTGTGTAAGATACGAGCTTTCCTTCACCCTTGTTTTTAGATTCTGTAAATATCCCTCTGCCAAAGTTTTAAATAGCATTTCTCGAGGCTCTTTGCTAGATGCCTCTTTTTTTATTTTCTTATTATTTTCGCTTTGAAACTCTAAATATGCCAGATTAGCTTCTTTTTTGGTCTTAAAGCCAGATAGTCTTTTTTGTTTTTCGACTCCATCTATAATAGCACGAAAGCGCACCGACCATTTTTTATTGTTTGGATTCTGCTCAAAATTTGGCATCTTTTCTCTCCTAACTACTAAAATTCGACATTTTGCCTCATAATAGTATTATCAACTATTTTGCGAGGTATAATTATGAACTACAAAAGCTATCAAAAATCACGCGATGCAGCGTGGCAAATTCTCATTGATTTTAAAATTTCATCTCTCCCGGTAAAGATAACCGCCCTCTGCCGCGAGCTTGGTATTGCGGTAAAGCTTACCGAAATAAATTCAGACAGTGATGGTTTTACTTTCATAAAGAACGGTGTACCGGTAATCGTGCTCAACTCTAACTGCAAAAATCCAAGCCGTCTGCGCTTTACCTGCGCCCACGAGCTCGGCCACATCATTCTTGGTCATGTTGGTGTTTATGAGCTTGTCAACCGTGAGCCCTCTGCCACAGATAATCCTATCGAACGAGAAGCTAACGTTTTCGCCTCTCGCCTCTTGGCACCTGCATGCGTTCTATGGGGATGCCAGGTTAAATCTCCCGAGGACATAATAAAGCTCTGTGATATAAGCTACGCTGCAGCCGAGTATAGGATGCAGCGCATGAATGTCTTATATACAAGAAACAAATTTTTAACAAGCCCTCTCGAACGACAAGTCTATGAGAATTTTAAGACGTTTATTGAGAAACAAAACGGCTAATCTTGATCTTTTCGATATTTAATCTCTTTTTCCACCATATCTATCGCATTATCCAGTGAAGAAACAAGGCTCAATCTTTCATATTCTTCAATCATTCTTGAAAAATAAGTTCTCGTTTCTCTTCTTAAAAGTTCCATCAATTCAGCTATCTCTCTTATTATGTCAGCCTCGCTATCTTTAGATATAGTGAACTCTTTTTTCACAAAATTTAAGAGTTCATTCATTGCATCTAAAGTACTCTCATCATCTTCAAACGCAACAAGCTCGGAATATTTGGTATATCTGCTATTAAAAAACGCTTCTGCTTCTTCTTTAGACTTGAACATTTTCATTGTTTCACAATATTCAATGAAATGATTTTTTAATGTCCTTTCAAAATGGCTCTTTTGCTTTTCATCTATTTCGCAGGAAAAAGCAACACTGCGATAAATCGCATAATAGTACAAGATAAAATCTAACAATGCTTTTCCCTTGTTCAAATATTTTGCTTCCGCCATTTGTGCCGTCATAGCAACACCGTAAAAAGCTGTTTCGACCAACATATCAATATCGTTTGAAAGCATTTTTTTAATTCTGTCGGGATATTCATAATTGTACTTGTCAAAGATGCCTAAAAATTCTTCATCACTTTGTGCAAAAAGTAATTCGCATATCATATTTGAATAATCACTTTGTGAAAGCTGTTTAGGCGGTGTATCTGTAATTATGCCGATAACAGGCATGTGCACTGTCTCTATAAATTCAACATTTTTAAACAATTCGCCTGCGAATTTGTCAGAAAGCTTTGTTTTTAATTGGTCGTGGATTCCATACACAAAATAAATAATTTCTGCATTTATTATTTTTTCGTTTCCCTTGTGTATCAAAATCATTTTAAGCATATCTTCTTCGTGCTTGTAATAAGCCAAAGGATTGCCTATAACAGTAGCCAAACGTTTAGCACCATCCATCTGCGAAAAAATTTGAGCCCTTTCCTCTTGCGTTAAATTTTTCGCCATCTCGTCTAATGGTTTTAACTTCGCATGTTGTGGTTTTTTAGCTTTTTTTGAGGGAGCTTTTTTATTCGTGAAAATTAATAGCAGAATAAAGGCTACCACACTTGCTACTAAAACTAAGAGCACAAAAATAGCCACTAACACTGTTAAGAGTATCCATTCATCACCTGAACGCATTTACGTTTCACCCTCTCCTATAAATCCGCGTCAGGCAGATTCTTTATTTTTTCCCACTCTTCCTGGGTAATCTCCCTCTCTTGGAAGGAGCCGTCTCTTGCCGCTATTTTCACAAGCACAGGCTTATCCTCAATATTAAGGAGTCTGTCAACCGCTTCCTTAATAGGTCCCTCTGCCCTCTCATAGGCGGTAATAAGTCGCCAATGCTTTTCTTTTAGTCCTGCTCCTGCAGGGCTTTTTTCTTTTTGCAGTCTTTCATCGGTTTCGCCAAGTAAATACTCAACAGACACATTAAAGTACTGCGCAATTACTATCAAAGTTGTACGGTTTGGAATCGTTCCAACATCTTCCCATCTCTTAAGCTGGTTTTTGTTTATTTGCACATCTTCACTAAACTGTTTTCTCGAAATTCCCTTTTCATTTATCAAATTCAAAAGTCGTTGAATAAACATCTCTTTTCTCCTTTCGTAAAAAATCAACAAAAGAGGACACTATTTTTTGTGCAACTCTACAAAATTCCACTTTTGTGGAAATTATTTCCTCTTTTCATCTTGCAAAATCCACTTTTGTGGATTAAAATAAAACTGTGGTTGTACTACTTCGGTTTTATACTACCACAAATATTTTAATAAGTCAATATTTTTATGAAAGGAGCTATTTATCATGCCAACAGGAAAAATCATCAAACAAAAACGAGAGGAGATGGGCATTACCCAAGAGGACCTTGCCCTCGCATGTGGTATCTCACAGGGATATGTAACTGCTATTGAATGTGGCCGTAAAAATCCCCCTCTCCCACTCGCAAAACAAATCGCTGATGTCCTCGGTTGCAAAGTCGACGATTTATGTTAAGGAGGAGCCTATGGCAGAATACTACGACAAAATCGACATTATGAACAAGCTCGGCTGTGGAGAATCCAAAGCTATGGCAATTATCCGTTCCATAAAGGACTACACAGGCGACATGCTCAAAATTAGAGGCAAAGTGCTCGTAACAGAATACGAGGCTTGGAAGAACCGCCCTCTGCAAAAAAATGCATAAAAAAATAGCCCTCTCAAAGCTGGCACTTTGAAAGAGCTTGAAAGGAACGAGGTAAACCGTCCTTATAAAGAGTTTACCACAAGAATATTTAAAAATCAAGAGGTAAATTATGTCCGTAATAGAAAAATTAGAATTAAAGCTGTCAAAGAAAATATGCCTTTTCAATAAGCTCCTTGACCAAGGAAAGACTCTCTCTGAGCTCGCCGAGCTAAAGGATGATATTACAAAACTGCAAATCTCTTTGGCAGCACGAAGGAATCCAAAATGAAAAAAGAAAAACAAACCGAATCCAATGGCGCTAAAACATTTTGGTGGTTCAAGCTCCGCAACAATTTTTTCGACGACGATAAAATAAAGCTGCTTGAAAAAGCACCAAACGGTGAAAAGTACATAGTCTTTTTATTTAAGCTCATTTGCAAAAGCATAAAGACGGAAGGACTGCTACGATACTCGGAAAAGCTACCATATAGCCCCCAGATGCTCGCTGATATCACTAACACAGATATCGACGTTGTCCGTTCGGCTCTCGTCGCTTTTGACGAACTTGAGCTTGTCGAGGTCTATAAGGACGGCACCTACTTTATTGAGCTTGTTCCGAACAACACAGGTAAAGAAAGCGAGAGTGCTGCGCGAATGCGCCGTATAAGAAAAAAACAGCAGGAAAATTTATTACCGTCACATTGTGCGCACATTGTGCAACATTGTGATGTAGAGAAAGAAAAAGATAAAGAATTAGAGTTAGATATAGAATACAACAACAGCGCGCATACGCGTGAGGAAAATCCTGTTGAAAACTCTTTAGACACTACTCTCAAGTATAGAGACGTAGCCACTAAAACAGGCGCAGCCTATCTCTTTATATCCGATGCACAATTGGCTGACCTACAAGCTCGTTTCAGTGAGGAAACACTGGGCTACTACCTAAACAAAATTGCAGAGCTAAACATGAATGAATACAAATATGGCTGTTGCGATTATGAACAGCTATTGCGTCTTGAAGAACAAGACAGAAAGGTGCGACAAAATGAATAAAAGAAAATGGTATTACTTTGCCGAAAGCAACCGTAAAAACGGAAAAATAGTAGCCTGCTACACCGAGTCTGGTAGACTTGACAAAGTAGCACTATTGTTCTGTGGAGAACGAGGCTATTGTAGCCTATACCCTGTTTACTACAACGGCCTTGACACCATTGAAAAGCCCATTTTCATCCCCGCCCATAACTACATAACAACACGCAAAATTCAAAAATTTAAGGAGAATTAAAATGCCAAAAGAAATAGCCGTTTCCCTTTGGGAACATACAAAAGAGGAAGCAGCCAAGCTTCCTGATGGAACAACTATGCTAATCTATAACCCTATCACAAACGATTATAAAATTGAACACGCAGGCAAGCACAGCTTGGCAAGGGACAAGCATGCCGTGCCTCAGCTCAAATATTTCACTTTTGAGGAGGTAAAGAGTGAGCACTGACGAATTAGTTGTCGATAATTTTGCAGGCGGTGGTGGAGCTTCCACTGGCATTGAAATGGCAATAGGCAGAAGCGTTGATATCGCTATCAACCACGACCCAGCTGCTATTGCAATGCACAAGGAAAACCACCCCAAATCAAAACACTATTGTGAGGATGTATTCGACGTTGACCCAATTGAAGCATGCAATGGAAAGCCTGTTGCTCTTGCCTGGTTCTCTCCTGACTGCAAGCATTTTTCAAGAGCCAAAGGCGGTAAGCCTGTAGATAAAAAAATTAGAGGGCTTGCTTGGATTGTTCTTAGATGGGCGTACCTTGTGCGCCCTCGCGTTCTAATGATGGAAAATGTGCCCGAAATTGTAACATGGGGTCCTCTCGGAGAAGATAACAAACCATTAAAAGATAGGTTGGGCGAAACCTTTGATGGCTTTCTCGCTGCTCTGTCACGCATTGGACTACCACGTGAACACCCTGCTTTTAAAGAAATGTGCGACACACTCGGCATCTCTCCCGACTCTGATATGGCAAAAGCCTGCGAAGAAGGTCTTGGCTATGTAATTGAGTACCGAGAAATTAAATCGTGCGACCTTGGTGCTCCTACCACTCGCAAACGATTTTATATGATAGCACGATGTGATGGCGCACAAATTATATGGCCAGCTCCTACGCATGGGGACAAGCACACTGAAGAGGTTAAATGTGGCAAGCTCCTTCCTTATCGAACAGCAGCTGAGTGCATAGACTGGTCAATTCCAGCACAAAGCATTTTTGAACGAAAAAAACCTCTTGCAGAAAAAACACTCCGCAGAATTGCAAAAGGCATACAAAAATTTGTAATTGATAATCCCGAGCCGTTTATCGTTACCGTAAATCACGCCGGCGAAGGATTCAGAGGGCAAAATATTAACGAGCCGTTGCATACAGTCACAGCGAAACACGGGTATGGTATCGTAACACCCACGATTATGTGCAATAACACAGGAAATGCTGGAGCAAGTGTGGATTCTCCCTGCCCTACTATTACCACTGGAAACAGAAATTACGTGGTGGCACCTTCAATCGTTCCTATTGGATATGGAGAACGAAAAGGACAAGAGCCTCGCGTCAATGATATAAAAGACCCTCTCGGCACAATCGTTTCAAGTGGTAAACATTATCTCTCAATGCCTATTTTAACAACCTTTAACCAAAACAGCAAGGGGGAAACCGTTGAACGTCCTCTTGATACTGTTATGGCAGGCGCCACTCGTTTTGGAGTAGTTGCACCAACCATTATTCAATATCATTCAGAGCAAAAGGATAACGAGGTAAGAGGACAAGACATCTGCAAGCCACTCGATACAGTTGATACGTCGAATCGCTATGCCCTCTCTGTTGCTAACATTATGAAAAACTATGGAGGCAATTATAAGGGTGCAGGAAGCTCTGTAGATGCACCACTTGATACAGTAACTGCTAAAGACCACAACTCTTTAGTAACAGCTCATATCTTGACGATGCGTAAAAATATGGATGGTCAACCAATGGACGAGCCATTAACAACTATCGCATGCAGCGGTGCGCACCATGCAGAGGTACAAGCGTTTTTGGTAAAGTATTTTTCAAACGGACAGCCAAAGCCTGTAGATGAACCACTCGACACAATTACAACAAAAGACCGTTTTGCAGTCATTACTATTCACGGCGAAGAGTACATAATCACGGATATTAAGATGCGCATGCTCCAACCAAGAGAGCTATTTAACGCTCAAGGGTTCCCAAAGGACTACATAATTGATAGAGCCGGAGGCAAGTCCTACCCAAAATGTGAGCAAGTAAAGCGTTGTGGTAACGCAGTAACACCAGATGTGCCAAAAGCCTTAGTCCAAGCAAATCTTCCCGAATTATGCAGAGTAGTATAATTTATTATATGCACAAATGTTCATACTTTGACAGAAAGTGAGGTATTATGCCACTACGACTAACCGAAGAAGAATATAACCGCCTCTTTAAAAAGCGAGGCGGTTCCGTAGGGACAGGCGTCCCCGACTGTCCGACTAAACGCAAAAACAAATACAACGCCAAAAAGGTGCTCCTTGACGGCATCCTGTTCGACTCTCAGCACGAGGCTGACAGATACACCGATTTAAAGCTTATGCTCCGTGCCGGCGAGATAACCGACCTCAAGCGCCAAGTCAAATATGTCCTCATTCCGGCTAAGCGTGAGCCTGACAAAATAGGCCCTCGCGGCGGAAAAATAAAGGGCAAGGTTATCGAACGCGAAACCTACTATAAAGCCGACTTTGTTTATAAAACCAAGGACGGTACCGAAATTGTTGAGGATGCCAAGGGCTACCGTGAAAAGAGCTATAAGCTCAAAAGAAAGCTTATGCTCCGGGTCCACGGCATAAGAATCAAGGAGGTATAATGATATCATGATATCAAAAGAACCAAGGCTCCTTTGTAAAGGGAGCTGTCGCGAAGCGACTGAGGGATTACCCCTCTCCGAACAGCTAAAACAAATCAAATATTTATACGTGGAGAAATCCGATATGGAAAAAACCTTTATTATTACATATCTTGCCATCTCCGGGAGAGAAAGGCAAGCAAAAATCAAAGCCCCCTCTAAGTACAGGGCTAAGCAAATCTTTTATTTAGAATACCCAAAATACCAAATTTTAAGAATCGAGGAAAAAACAAAATGAACGAAATTAACACCCTAACACTTGAAATTATGCAGAACACCGGCATTTGCGACATAGAAACTGCGCAAGAAATTGCCGAGCTCGTTATAAACAAGCTTGACTACCATAAAGAACAGCCAAAAATCTCTCCCTTGGCGCTTATCCTGGCGCAAGACCTACAAAAAGTAATAACGTCCTGCGACTACGACTGCGACACCTGCAGATATGGAGAATTTAAAGACGTTGAATTTACCCCAAATTGCCTCAATGTAAAAACTGCCGAAGCCCTAATCGCCCTTGGATGGACTAAGGAGATTTCCCACAATGAAGGAGTGAATGATATGGAAAAATATACAGAAGTATGTGGAGATAACAGGTTTGAATTAATCAAAAAATACAAAGAAAAGCTCATAGAAGCAACCAATATTGAAACAAGCAAAGATGAAATGAACGTTATTGACAGTGTTCTTTTTAGATTTTGGCAAATGGGTTGGCTTGATAGACTTGAAGAATATGAACAATTAACAGAGGACTTTGAACGTGCATTGTACTACGCAGGCAAGAACAACAATGTTTGTAATTTCTGCACAAAAGATTGTGGAGAGGTAGTTGATGGAGTTAGACAGGCGTGCAAAGGCAAAGAAGTTTTTTTATGAGTGCCAACCTAAGTGGCGTGGTATAAGAGAGCCAAAAGCAGACGGTGAATGATATGGCAGAGTATATTGATAAAAATGAGTTGTTAGCAACTATAAATAGAAATCGTGCCGAAGCGCACAATGAAAGGTGTGCCCAATTATTGGAAGCAATACTACAAGCACCCACCGAAGATGTCGTACCAAAAAGCGAGGTTGAGAGATTGGAAGGGGAGTTAATATTAGCGAAAGCATTGGCAAAAGCAAGATTAGACGCAAAAGAGGCTATATTATGCAAAGAGGGGCAAGAATTTGTCGCAAAAGCCAAGCAAGAGGTTGCACTACAAATTATAAACGAGTTCAAAAACATGGTTGTAGAGTATGTGCAAGAGAGAGATTTATTACTTGTAGCATTTAAGAACGCAGTAGCATACGCAGAAACCGAACTCAAAAAGAAATACATAGGAGACACCCAATGACCATAATTCTCTCAATTAAACCCTACTACCTATACCTCATTTTGATAGGCAAAAAAACTATCGAGCTACGCAAGAGCTTCCTGCAGCGCAAGGAATGGGACAAGACAGCCTTTCTCTACTGCACCAAGGATAAAAAATCCTTTGCCGAGATTCCCGAGGAGGACCAAGGATGGATGCGCGACAAGCTTGGCAAAATTGCCTGTAAAATTGTCGTTGACAAATTTTATAAATTCATTCCAACAGAAAATGGATTTAAAACAGAAGGCATACATAGCCCAAGGGCTCTACACGACTCTCGTTTAAGAATATATCAAATTAAAGACTATCTTAAAGATGCACCTGGCTATGGCTGGCACATATCATATCTAACGCTCTTTGAGCCACGAGAAATAACAGAATTTGTGCATGCTGCGGTCAAATTTGGCAAGGTGCGTACAGCCACCATGCGCAAAGAAAGCCCACCTCAATCCTGGTGTTACGCGTTGAAGGCTACAGCATGAACAAACAAGAAGAATGGAAAAAATGCCCTGGGTGCTTGTGTAAAGAAAAGTGCCCACCTCGAGGACTTGACGGATGCCATATAATGGGCTGTGCCGGCAGAGCGCCTCTTGAAGAAATAAAAACCAAGGAGAAAAGCAATGGAACATAAAATAATTATAGGCAGTATTGCCCTCTGCGCCTTGACTTTATTTGTTATCTTTGGCGCTATCTTGTACGCAATATTTTCCATCGGCGCACGCTCAGAGCCTAAAGAGGATTACTACCTCATTATACACAAAGAAAAGCACCCAAGGAGTAAAAAAGATGAGTAAATTACCCGAGCTTGAAAACCTCATACATATCGCCCATGACGAGGATGCTCTGCGCGACTCTAAAAGAATAAAGACAAACGGCACGCTTTGGCCCTCTTATTGTAGGGACAAGCTAAAAGAGCTTAAAAAAGAACGTCAACAAATCTTAAAATCCCTTCCTCTTAAGAATCTTACCGGGGAGGAAAAAGAAATATTTTTCCTGCGTTTTGTTAAAGGAAAACCGGTCCGCGCAGTAGCAAAACGCCTGCATTACTCCCCATCAACCATTCATCATAAAATCGCACGTATTTGCGACAAATTGTCTCCATCCAAAGCTCTATGAAATACCAACCCTTAAAGCCTCTAACAAACATCTTTTGCCGAAATATGCACGTTAGAGCAAAATTACATAGAAAAACACGCAGCTGTTACACTGCGTGTTTTTTATTTTGTAGGTCTATATTAGTTAAACACAAACTGCACCTTTTTTGTGCTGCTTGCTTTTGTCGAGGTGGAGGAACTCTCCTCCTCTTCCTTTGGCTTTACCTTCTCGTATAGCTCTTCCCTCTCCGTCTTGGTTAAAAGATAACATTTTTTAACATAGCTCATAACCATTTCGTCGTTTTCCTTGTCGCTATATCCTAAGCACCTTAGTGCCAAAGACGTTTGCACCTTGTTAAGCCTTAGGCTCTTTATGTAAGCCTCTATCTTTTCTCGGCGCGATTGTTCTGCATCGCCCTTAAGGTTCTTCGCATAAGCAACAATCAATGCCATATCCTCAATTCCCACAACCTTGGCATAATAAGCAAAATTACTCTTCTCGCCTGTATAGGTATATTTGGTGTCCTCAAGGTAATATTGACTAATCTTTCTGAGCGCATATGCCCTCTGCTCATCACTAAGTTTTTTATATGGTAATGTCTTAACGACATTCGCTTGTGATTTTTCGAGCTCTTTAAAGGCGTTTTTAAAGACGTTTATATCTTTTTGGAGTAGTTCTACCTCTTCTTCGTCAACTTTGATAGAATCGGGTATTTTAGCCTCTAAAGGCGTATATTTTACTCCGTTTTCCTCGTCCTCATCACTCTTTGTCATTTCAAGCCTCATAAGACGGTCATATTCACGCCTTAAAACCGCGTCCTCAAGTTCAAGGTCGTATTTACCATATAGCAAATCAAGACTCGCAGAAACGGCTTTATCGTCGCCCTTCTCTATTCCCGCCTCAATCTTTTCCTCAAGACTCTTCTCGGACGGCTCCTTGAACCAGGAGTCCACCCTGTCTCCAAACGAAGGAGAAACAATGTCAGTAACTCCCTTAGCAAGTTTATAAATATTTTTTGTAGGTGCACCGAACACTTGTCCCACAGCATAAATTGCATTTCTTGCAACTGTGTTTCTCTTCTCGCTTGTTATCTCTTTGCCATCTGCCGCGTCTTTTACCATATCAATAACGTCATTGACTGCACCCAAAACGTCGTTAAACGTACCATAAAATACGTTGTTAACCTCAAATCCATCCATTAAGAAAGAGGAAATTTCCGAAACAACAGGGAACATGCCGAGAAAATTGCCAAATACATCCTTCAAAATGTCCCAAAAAGTGAGTTCATCATCCTCATCCTGATGATAAAATGCATTGAATAGACGTGCAAGGAGTGTCATATAAGCACAGGAAAGAATTACAACTGCTGTGTACTTACCCACCTTTTTTCTCGCTTGATTCCTTAGCTTTTCAAGCTCGGCAACCTTTGCCTTGTCGCCATTCTTCATAGCAAGCTTGATTTTATTTTCGAGTACACTACAAGCCACTATGTTCTGACAAAATCCGCTTAATACCATATGAGCATCTGTCTTAAACATAGTGAAGCCCTTCATTATCTCGTTTTGGCTTCTTATAGCAGCGCTTCTTGTAGATGCATATTGATTCTGCTGAGTCTTAAGGCCAAGCTCCTGTAAAAGCTCGCCTGCCTTAATCTTATTTTCCTCGGTTCCTATCTTTAGACCAAATCGCGCCTGTGCTTCCCTTTGACAAGCTAAAAATTCAAGCATAACCATAACACTATCCACAAACTCTATTGGCTTTGAAAATATCTCGCCAAGCTTACCAAGCTTATCCGTCAAGGTCATTGCCTTGGTTGCTCCGTTTTCATATCGACGCACCTCTGCCCAAGGACAGTATTTTGCGGTCTCCTGCCATAGCTTTTTATAGTTAGCAGGATTTAAAATACCTGTGGTACCATAAAGAATTGATGTAGCATTGAGCTCTCCAAAGCCGGCGATTAAGGATGATGCCTGTGTTGCCAAAACCTTAACATTGGCACCAAGTACAAAGCTTGCATATCCCTTGCGCATTGCGCCTACTATTGCATTAAATGGGTCTGAGTCCTTATCAACCTTAACTATATCCTTGCCAAGCTGAGTCATATAGTCAAAAGCAGACTGTGCCTTGCCCTTTTTGGTAAACGCACCGTGATAGAACGATTGCTCGTCAACAAGCATCTTTGCAGACTTGTATTTGCCCCCGGGCTCGGGGTTTATATTTGCCTGCATTATCTTGTCAAAATTCTTAATTGTTGTGTCTATGTGTACGTAAGTTAGCAGCTCCTCTGCATGAGCAAGAAACTCCTCAATGAAATTGCCAACCTCAAGCATAGTTGTAGTTATTTCGACACGTTCCTTATTGAACGCGTGATTTCCTATGCCTCGCGTGCCAAAGAGCTTTTGCATATCGTTTGTGCCCTCAAAATGCAGTCGCTTTAGATGCCAATAATCGCCCGCAAGTACATTAGATACACCATTTACACGTATGTCCTGCTCGTATTTGAGGCGCTTGCCCTCTGTATTATTCCAATTTTGTATCCACATAGCAAGGTCCTTGACAGGCTGTGGCAAGCTTTCAAATGCTTGCTTTACTGCTTCCTTTGAAACAGGAGACATATAGGTGTATTTACCTGAATTATCAACCTTTAACGCATAGCCCGATTTTTCAAGTGAAAAGTCATCTTTCATAGTTCTCGTTGCAAGATACAAAGTTACTAAGTTAATAGCAGGAAGCTCAACGTCTTCAACCGTTTGGCTCCTTAAATCAACCTTCATTCCGCATGTAGCCTTTAGCTTGCCACTAACAAGGCTGTCAAAAAGCTTCTTGTCCTTTTTGAAAAATTTGTCGATTTCCTTTGCTATCTTCATTTTATCGTAGGAAAGCGCAACCTGTCCCTGCTGTAAATCATTAACAAAGCGTGTAAATTCTCCATCGGGGTCGTTTCCATCCCAAATAGATGCAACCGCCAAAGGAGACATTAGGTACTGTCCTCTGTTTAGCATTTTTTGTAAAGGAGTGGAGCTCTCAAGCGCCTCTGATAAGATTTCAAATTCCTTTTGAGCAATATCTACAACCTCTACCCACTTACCGGAACGGTATACCTTGCTGAAATTCTTAAACACATTTTTTAAATGTGCAAGCGTTCCACAAAGTCTACGGAGCTCTGTAATAGATAATTCCCTCTCTGTACTTGCTTGGTCTCTAAAATACTCTATATTTTCCCTTATTTGCTCACTATATACGTCAGTGAGGAGCTCGTTTTCCTTAGTGTACCAAGGAGCTAATTCAACAACTATCTCCCTGGCTGATGAAAGGTTGATATTTCCTCTGACTTGTAGCTTGCCTATCTTTGGAATTATATTCTTAAACTCTTCAAATTTCGGTTGTTGAGCAGTTGAATATTTGTGATTTTTAATATCTCGGTTTATCTCTATTACCTGGTGTATGATAGCAAGCTCGGCACGTAGTCGGTTCTCATCCTGCTTAAACTCTTTTCGATATTCCCTGTGCTTTTCAAGCGCCCTTTGGTGCTTGTTAATTACATTAGCAAGCTTTGACGCCAGCTCGTCATCCGTTTGGTTCTCCTCAAGAATTTGGAAAATATCGTCAGCAAGCTTCTTTTTTGCTTCCTCATATTCTTCCTTACCCATTCGATCAGAAAGCCTTTGTCCCTGCTCCTCGTCTATGTATTTCTTTGTGTTCTCATAAACTTGGTTAATTTCATTGAGCGCATCAAAATCATCAATCGCTAATATGTTAAATCCAAGCTCGTTAAGCTTCAAGGCTGCATCCTTAATAAGAATAGCATTATCGCCCTCTCTTGCTTTCCACCTGGATGTAATTTTTAGCTTATCCCTCTTGTCAATGCGTTCCTCTATTGATGACAAATCAAGCTTGTGCATAACGGACTTAAGGACTGTTTCAGTTTTGTAAACATTAGAATCTCCCAAGACTATATTTTGCATTATCTTCTGTGCAATATAGCTTGAAAAGCCTTTTTTATCATATCCGTTTACAGAATTAACCTTAGAAAATACAGTTGAAATAATGCTCTTTTGTGCATCCTTAGTCAAAAATGCAACATCGTCGCCGAGATTTTCAAGAATGCCCGAGCCATCAATAGCATCACGTATAAGCTGTCTTACCTTTCCCTTGCCGGTATAACCACCTTTACGGCTTGTATATTCTGCCTCGGATTCCTTTCGCGCCCTCTCCGCTTGTTCAAATCGTTCCTCGTTAGTTGCATTATCATTTTCGTATCGAGTTTCTGTCTCAAGCGTACCTGTTTCGTCAAGCAAAGCATTGAAATTATCCTTGCGCGCCTGTTCTGCATCCTTCCTTTGCTGCATTTCTTCAAACACAGGATTAGGAATTGAAACATGTATACCATTCTCCGCCTCTTCAAAAACAATATCGTCATTTGAGGATTTAGGCTTAGAATAGCGGATATCAGGGTTGTCCCCATCAAATGTGCCAATATTGTCCGTTGCGGATTTTATCTGTTTGGAGTCAAATATAACATATGCATTTCCTTCGATTCCGGTTTTTGAATCCTCGCCAGGAACAATCAAGCAATCATAATTGTTTTCTTTAAGCCAATTTTGGAAATTGTCTTCATTTACGCTAAACAACACTGAGTAATCCTTTTTACCATTTTCAAGAATAACATCCTCGTCATTCATCATCTCTTGGGCATATTCTTGTGCTTCTGGAGAACCAAGACCATGCTTCTTTCTATATGCATATCTTGTCCTTCCTCTTTCGTCGTAATCGTAAATTAGAAAGTCTCTCATCTGCTCATCGGTTATATTACCAACATCAAATACTTTCTCAGCTTTTATATATGCCTCAACTACTCTTTCCTTGCCTCCTCGCTCTTCGGTTCTACGCGAAGCAAAGCTATCGGCAATTTCTTTGTTATCAACAAAATAAAAGCCTTCTCCTAAATGACTTGTTTGTATTTTTTCATTCTTGAATGTGTAAAATTCTGCATTAGTACCATGATATAGCACCTTTGGCGTGCCATCTTCATTTAAAAATGCTTTATTTACAGGTTTGGGATTAAAATCTTTATCATATTGCTTGACAATTTTGAATAAATCGGATATACTATAGATGGTAGCAAGTTCGCCCTCAGTTAAGCCTTCCTTATGGAAGAGAACACTGTTAGGCAAGTTTGCTACTTTTGTTATATCCTTCAATTTGTATGCTCGTGTAAACACTTCTCTTTCGTTGTTTGAAAGAGCTTCCTCCACATACAACTTCAAAAGATATTTTTCGCCAAGCTCTTCGTATATAGTATAAAAGCTATGCATAAACGAGGTGTTTGGCATTTTACTTTTACTATTGGGCAACGAAATTACCGTGTCTAAATAAACTGCATTTTCAACAATAGCATTTATATCGTTCACTGCGATATTTGATTTTTTATCTCCGACTGATTGTATAGAAGTTTCTCCTCTAATATCTCTGCTCCAAGAAATTATTTTTCCAGTATCGATATTTTGATTTTTTCCAGCTTTGAAAATATTTGATGGCGAATGTTCTACAACTTTTGCTGTTGATTTATCCTCACTTCGCCAATCACCATACCAAGCACGGAAAAATGGAGACTTTATACCAAGTTCTTTGTAAAACTTACGCGCCCATTTCTCAGCTTTTTGAATATCTTCGCTTGTAAAATCGTTTACGCTTTTTTTCTTTCCATCTTGAGCGATGGTACGAAGAGTCTGCACATCTTGCAAGGTTATTTGTGCTTCATCGGTTGGCTTTTCCAACGAAGCAACCGACTTTCTCTCATTCTCAACCTCAGCGCCTTGCTCCTCATCCTCACGGCCGATTTGTGATATTCTCACACCGCCCTGGCTCTTGTCTATGGCTTTACCAAATTTATTTACAAGCTTATTTAAATATCTTGCACTCTCTCGGTCCACCGAGGGATTTTTTATGCCCTCTCCCTGTAGGGGCAGGCGTCCTCGACTGTCCGTGCTTTTGGTTACAAGAGATTTTAACCCATTAAATATCTTTTTTGCAAGAGGTAAATTTCTCTCTGCAAGCTTGTTTATCGCATACTCGTCACCAAATACAACGCCGGCAAGGTCAGCTGTTAATTCCGTTCCTATAACGTATTCTCTTTTTTGTAAGCTCATATTTTTCGTTTGACCCTTGTAAGTCTCTCTTATTGCCTTTTCCCTTGCTTTAACGTCGCCTATTTTCTCCTTAAGAGCTGCAGGCGCCTTGGGGTCATTTGCTATCTCATCAAGCGCTTTCGCCATTTCAGCATAAGCACGTGTCCCCTCGGTAATGTGCGCCACCTCATGTACAGCAACAAACTCGGCAATTTCCTCACCTGTAAAAGAAGCGTTATTGTTTATGTAGATAATTCCCTCGTCAGGATTATAAAGCGCGTTGTTTTTGCCTATCTTGTCGCTAATAACAACACTTGCCCTTTCCTTGAGCAAGCTCTCAATCGTACTCTTTGCCTTAGATGCACCCTCGCTAATTTGGGTGTCAGCTGATACAGGCGCATGCTCAAGCACTGCGGATATAGCCCTTAAATTTGAGGACACTGCCCCATCATTCGAGTCAGCTCGCAAATCCATCTTAATGGAGCCATCGTCATTGAACGCATTTTTAAACGCGCCCATTCCGTCCATATAGTTCTTTCGTGCAGTATCATCCATTGAGCTTAGCTCTCGTGATATGTCCGTTAGCGCATCATCAATAGCCTTGTCATACTTGGCGTTTTTGTTCGCATCCTTGCCGTAGTTTTTTGATACCTCGCTTATATAACTAAACGACTCGTCAGCCCTCGAGGCTCTTATGCCACCTCTGGCGCTATTTCTCATAGCGTTAACACCGACGTTTGCACCACCAAATATGGAGCCAACAGTACCACCAAGCAAGAACGTACGTCCCAAGTTCGAAAGCGAAGCCGCCTCTTTGTAATTTTCACCGATGTTTTTGTCTACTCCCGTTGCGAATTTAAGCGCAGGGTCAATAAGGTCAGCTGCAACCTCCTCGGCGCCCTCAGATATAAACGTTTCTGCAACCTTTCCAATACCCTTGGACGTAAACTTGCCAACCTTAGTCCCGGCAAGCGCCTTACCAACAAGCGATGTGCCATCACCAAGCACAAAACCGCCTATTTTCTCTGTCGCCGCCTCAACAGCACCGGTGCCGACACCATAAGCAAGTGACTGATAATATCCTGCTCCTTCGTTAAGCGCCGACTCCATAGCGTTACCACCCGCACTTGCGCCTGTCGTTGCCATACCTATTGTAGGACCTGCACCGGGAATAAACGAAAGAGCAACGGATGGAAGCATCCCTCCTATCGCCTCTCCTCCCTCTCGTACAAAAGAGCCTACCTTGTTACCGTTAAAATACGAGTTCTCACGAATCAATTCAGCTCCTGGAGTATTACCGAGCAAATTGCCAACAACGTCATACGCAATATGATTGCCTATATTTTCCTTAGCTTCCTTACTAAAAAGCCCAACACCTGCACCAATGATACCGGCGCCTGCATCGTATACTCCCTCAGCAGCCTTGTATAGACCTGTTCCCATACTAAGGCCTATGTCTTGATATGTCATTAAAGCTTTACCAAGCCAGCCAAGCTCATCGAGCTTCTTTTGCGCCTCGTTTTTCATTGGTCCCTTGAGCTTTTTTATTATGTTATCTATTGCCATTTTTTACCTCTTGTATATCGTGGTCAATTATTTTTTTCTATTTTTTTAGCATAGCTATATACTTAGTCTTCAGATTGCTTACTCTTTCTATTTCAGATTCGTCCGCCGAGGCCGGTTCAAAACTGTCTATTAACTCTATAGCCCTCTGCTTGCTAATTGCTTTGCCATAAACAACAGCTATATACACCGCTTTTATGGCATCTTCATCACCATTTTTTATTGCTTGAGCGATAGTAGCTGATACATTCTTCTTTATTTCTTGACTAGTGTTATTCGCAAGTTGCTTTTGTGCAAAAGAGGATATCGAAATAGCTCCGCTCTCATACTGTCCTAGTATAGAGTTGTACTTAGATATTAATTCTTCCTTATTTTTTTCTTTTCCTAGCAACTCGATATAATCCTTAACGCTAACATCAACGTGCTCCCCGGCACGCTCATAAGCATTCATTAGCTCATCGTAACCGATTACTCCGTTCCCATAATTCGTTATCGCCGCCGATAGCTCTGCATCCGCTTTTTGATTTTCAACGTTTTTGTAAGCGTTTTTTAAGCTATCTCTTATATACTCCTCGCTAGCGTTGTAGTAAGAATCAAGAGCGTTCTTGTCAATTACGCCGTCCAGGTATTGCTGTAGGTAATCCTCAAAATTCGCTTCTGCTTCCGTCTTTTCCTTGTCCCTCTTTTCTTCCTCGGCTAATACACGCTTAGCGCTAATATCTGCTATCGCAGAGTTTGTCGAAGCCTTCGATTCGGTAAGCGCCTGACTATAAGCAGAAAACACATCATTTTTTGCATTGTCATTAGCTTGTATAATACCGGCTCGCGCAGCTGCCCCCTTGGCATAAAGGTCAATCAAATCACTTTGTGATGCACCTGTGGTTATCCCCTGCATTTTAGCCAGGTCCTCTGCCTTTTTTTCAGCCTTTTCGCTTGCTACGTAATTATCACGCAAAGCACTTGCCTTCTGTTCACTTAACCTTGCCTCTGCATCCTGACGTTGGCGAAGGAGTTCAGCCTCTTTAAGGTATTGATTATAGAGGGCGCGGTTCTCCTGCTCATCAAAGGCAGACAAGGTTTCGCCCTCCTTTGGCACCTTTACCTGCTTGTTATTTTTCAACCAATCCTGATAGTCCTTAATTGTTACATCAACCATTTTCTATGCACTCCTCTCTATTGCCTTCTTCTGTAGGGGAGGTTATTCCCCTTTGAGGGGAAATGTCACAATGCGACAAAAGGGTTGCTGCCCCGCAAGGGTCTACCCTCCCGTCTTGTGCTTTTACCTCAGCACAAGCCTTAAATTTCTGCAAAATATCAATCTTGCGTATTTTGTTATGGCGATAATCATTAACGAGCCACATACAGCTCATATACATTTGCATTACTCCCCCTGCAACATACATAACAATCTGCAGAGTGTTCCAAATTATTGATGCAACGTCAACCTCGCTAACCAACGTAACGCCAAAGTAGCCAAACACGATGGCCATAATAGCTCGTATAACTAAATCCGTTGCATTTTGTCCCGAGGTATATTGCTTTTTGGTTTTACCAAAGTTGAATGGGTCGTCAGCATTTGCTCCCTCCGCTGTAAGATTAGATGCAGTCAGTGGCTTGATTGATAGATTCACCGCCTTTTTATACGCCTTCATCTTTTTTCTGTAGATTTTTTTGGCACTCGCATCAAGCGTTGGTTCTTTGCTTACTCCGTCGTCATCAAAGCACTCTTTATAACTAAGACCCTCGCGCGCTAAAATTTTACACCTGATTTTTTTGATTTCTCTTTTGGTTTCGCTCTCGCAGTACTCGTCGAGTTGGTCAATGTAAGGCGCTATTTCGTCAACCGTTTCGCTATGCAATTTTTCGGTTGCAACAGTTCTTTCGTCACTCTCGCCTCTTTGTATACCGATTGAGCGGAAAATACCGTTTATAAGTATGCCTACAATCATAGAAAGCACACCCGTTGCGATTATCTCACCAACAGTCTTTCCCGTCTGTTGGATGCGGATAAGAGAACTCGTAATATACACAAGGGATATAAGGACTACCGCAACATAGCCTGCGTTTTTATAAAAAATCTCAACAAACGTTTTCTTTTTCATACATTATACCCTTCCTGATAATCTGTTAAATGCCTCCTCCATTGCATCAGCGTTGGCGTTGGCACTTTTTTGGATTAATAAATCTGTTTTTATCTTTTTTATAAGCATCATAATTAAAATGTCGGCAATTTCTCCGATAAGTGCAAGGAATGAGAAAATCAAAAGGTCGTTGAGCAAAGCTTCGAAAAGATATGAGAGTAAAAACACAACTCCGAAAACAAAAATCCGTGAGTTGATTTTTAATTTCCCCATCAACTTGATAACAACAATAACCGTAATAATCACAATTCCGGCACTTATTTTCACCTTGTCGGGAACAGTCTTAACATATTTTTCTTGATGTATTAAGAAAAACGTAAGAGCTGGGCCAATGGATGCAAAAAACGATGCAATGTATAATAAAACTATTAAAATTCTAGCTTTCATTCTTCGTCTCCCTTTTTCAGCTTGTTAAGGAGCAACGTCATCTTTTTGCCCTTGCCTGAGCGCACTATTTCTGTGTTTGCCGAAAACCCAAGAACTATTACCTGCGCCATTGTTTCAATCGTTTTGCTTTGCTCTGCTATTTGTTTTTCAAGCGTAGGCACGTTTTTAACCGAGTTCTCTATTTTTTCTATATTTTCGCGCATGATTTCATTGCTTTTTTCAACACTTTGGTTTCGTTCCTCGTCTTTTTTTGAAAAAGAAGCTATTAAATTCTTTATAGCTGATATTGCCCGAGCAAGAGGGGCAAGCGCCAAACAACTTGTTACAACAGCTGCACAAACGCCTGCAACCACAGGCACAATTTTTTCCTTTATGTAGGTTTTTAGGTCAAGGTCCTCTTCGCTTGGTGCATTATCATTTTGGGCAGTTTCGCTCTCTTGTGACGTCGAGACGCCGTCCTCTACAATTACCGCTTCGCTATCCGTGACGCTCTCATTCTCCGTAGTATCTACGGCTAAAAGCTCTTCTGCTCCACCTGTAAAGCGGAAGACAAACACAAAAAGCAAGGTAAAAGCCAATACAATTCCTATTGTTATCAGTGTCTTTTTCATAATTCTTCTTCCTCCGTTTTTTCGGCTTTGTAGATAGGCACAATATAGCCGTTTTCTACTTTGTAGCCGAGAATAGCCTTCTCCAGTGGGAGAAGGGGGACCGCGTTAGCGGTGGATGAGGTGTTCCCATCCTTCAAGGGATATTTTCCAATCTTCCTAAAATCCTTATAGGTTGGATTTGTTTTTACTCTTTTCTTTCCATTTTCGTCTATGTACTCGATTTTGTTTTCGGTATTTTTTATCAAAGCCCCATTTTCAAGGCTATAAACGTTTTCATATGGTAGCATTTTTTACCTCCTATATTCCAAAACTACCTCGGTGTCACCGTCTGCAACACCGTAAATCTCGTTTGTCACCCTTGCATATCCGTCAACGTGCGGTGCAATTACAAGATATTTTGAGCCCTTGCGCGTCTGGTTTATCCACGGCTCTTTTATTTCGTTTCCGCTCTCATCTATGTATTTCACGGTTATGTTTACCGTATCTGCCTCCTTGGTGGAATAATAAACCGCGCTTATCGGTGCGCCACCAAGATTGCCCGAAACCGAAAGCCTATCACTTTTATCCGCCTCTAGCGTTAACAGAAGTAGCTCCTTGCCAAAATTCGTATCCGTCAAATCGTGCTCGAGCGGTGTGGCTCTTTGTACCAATACTGTTAAAGGGTTGCCCTCGTTATACTTTTCTGCTATCCAATTTCTAAACTCGGTAAGCGTCATTGTGCCATTCGTTCTAAAAGCTATATAATCATCTGCACTATACAAAGCAAAAACATTTTCTTGCTTTGACATCGTATCCCAGCTCATAGGCACTTCAGAAAAGTAATTGCAATAGCCATTATTTAAAATTTCGGTATTGTGATACCACTTTTGCCAAATATAGTTATTGCCGTATCCATTTTGACTCGCCCAATTGTGTGTTGTAATCTGATTTCCGTTCTCAAACTCCTTATAAAGAGAGCCCTGCCGGTAAATAACCCTTTTTCTTTCGCCATCAACAATCAGCTTGTCATATTCACTAAACATAAGAGGAATCTTTTCATTGTTCACAGTAACGCTTTTTGGTATTTTAACTGTTTTTTCGCCAAGCGCAACTGTAACTCCCTCATCACCAAGGCACTTAAGAGTCCACGGCTCGCTTGGGGTTGGGCTTTCGCCCTCTGCGTCCTTTATTACCTTAACCGCATAATTTTGCCAAAAATTAGTTATCTCGAAAAAGGTGTCGCTGTCCGCTATCCCAGTAAATCTAAAATGCGAAAACTCGCTTGATTTGACACTCGATAATTCTCCGTTATAGCCAAGCAAATTTATACTGTTGGCAAAGAACCCGCCACCGTCGGACAGCCCAAAGGTAATATCCTTCATTTTTGTTTTTTCTACAAGTGAAAAGCTTAATTCCTTGCCAAGCCACTCGGTGGGGAACGGTATCTCGTAAACGGAGCTAACACTGCCGAACTCGTAGCTTTCTATGTTTTTAAAATACTCTATGTAATTTGGCATAATATCGGTTTCGGGCACAAGTCGGCTCACACCGCTTATTTCAAGTGACTTAAATGGCACACCTGCGCTTGAAATTATGGGTATAGAGCCACTGCCAGATATACTCTTCTGTGCACCATTTACGTAATGGTTTTTAAAGAGGCTTCTTCTTTTTCTTTCAAAGTATTTCATTCCAAAGCCTCCTTTGTAAAGGGAGGTGCCGAGGAACGAGGCGGAGGGATTTCGTTATTTTCTTCATCACTCTATCACCTCATAATCGCACGAGCCAACCTTGGCAACTAAAACTCCAAGCACTTCCTTTACGTTGATTTCATAAATTCGGTGGGTTATAGGGTAGAATCGTCCGCCCGAACAGTCATCTCCCGAGAAAACAATTTCTGACGGTGCATCAAAGGTTGGTGCTGTTGCGCCTGTTCTAAAGTTGACTATTGATTCCATACCGCTTGTTTCATCGGGCAAGGATAGCAAAAGTGTGGTAATTAGCCCTAAATTATACTCCTTGTGCGCTTCAAGTGTAATTTCCGACGCTGTGCTTTCGACCTTTGCAAAGATGCTTTCCTTCACTTTCATATCCTCGATTATTTCGTCTGCCTTTTCATCAACCTTAGCCGTCTCCTGAGAGAGTTCTGCTTTGGCAAGCTGCAATTCCTCGTCAGTTGCCAACTTAGACATATCATATCCACTCTCTTGGATAACAAAGCGAATACCATTGATTACAATTCGCATTCCCGGCGCAAACTCAACACCGTTAGGTATCACGTTTCCTGTTATTTCAACGTCGTCCTTGTCAACATCAAACTCAACGTCCTTTTCAAAAAGCATAAAGTCAGGCGCTTGCTTATCATCAAAAATAAACATATCGCCCACATTGTATTTTTCGGATTCTGTATTGAGAGAGCCTATAAATACATCATAATCATGCATAGGATATATTTTACTTTTACCACTTGCGAGGTTGTGCGCATCATCTGCTCTTTCCTGCGCTGTTTTAATAAGCTCTCTTATATCGCTGTGTGCCTCAGTTGAGTCGTTGTGAGCCTTTATATTATCAGTTATTTCCTCTCTTATATCGCTGTGCGCCTCGTCTGACTCGTTGTGGGTATTTATTTGATTGCCGATAGAGTTGCCAAGCTCAGTGTCCTTTTCCTTTAGGTCCTCGATTTTGCCGTCAATTTCGCCATCCTTTTCGCCTAATGCTGTGATTAGTTTTCTTATATCATCGTGCGCTGCGTCCGACAAGTCGTGTATATTAATATCACTCGTAACACCATTGACAATATTTTCAAGTTCTGTGTTTATAGCATTTGTAAGAACTCGTATAAATTCATAAAAATACCCTTTCACGTCGCTTGCCTTCATTCCATGCTCGCCAGGGCGGTCAGGTAGTGCCTTGGCAGTATAAAGCAGGATTTTTTTGACCGTTTCCTCGCTTATCTTATAAGTTTTCATTTTCCCTCCTTACCTCGAATTAAGAGAATATATGCAACTAAAATTCTCTATTGCAAAATCTCCCTCTCCGCTTGACTTAAATTTGAATTTCACAAACGATACATTCCTCTCATGCATTCGTTTTTCAAAGGTTTTATAAAAGGTAGTATCAAAGCTAAAGCTGTTGAAATCTAAATTATCAAAGCTTAGCGCTCCACTAACCACTTGGTGCTTTTCCCTCTCACTTTTGTCAGTCTCAAATCCAACCGACACCTCGCCCACAGTATCAGCCGACGGCACAAGCACCATCTTATGCAAGGTCTTTTTTGATACATCCGTTCCAAAATTTAGAACAGCAGTGTGCAGCTCGCACTCGACAGGCGCCTCTCGTTCAAGCATTATCTCTATATCATCATACAGAACGAATGTAACCATTTCGTTATATTGATTGTATAGTTGGTAATAAGCAGGCTCTCCCTCCTTTTCTGCTCGTTTGGGAATATAATAAGAATCAGGCTTTGTATATACAGTACATTCGTCTAAAACCGCATTGTAAAACTCATTAAATTTTACTTGAATTGTGCACTTATCATAATTAACATCTATAACTGTCGCACTCGTTAACAAAACATCATCGGACGGTGTTAACTCGTCGTTTTCGTCGATGTATGAGGCTTTTCCATTAAATGCAAGCTCTGCATCTTTGTATAGCACATTCTTATTTAATAAATTTAAAAATTCTTCATAATCAAACTCTATTGTGTTGTGGAATGTAGATGTTTCCGTACTTAAGTTTATTGGCTTTATCGTCGTTTTTTTGAGCTTATATACAGAAGAGAGTGCGTTTTTTATTACGATTTTGTCCTTTTCGTTCACACCAAGCGCTTCATCAAAATCGAAAATTTCTCCATCTTTTATTAATGCTTCGTTATTGCTACTCAACTCATAGCAAATCTTATCGCCATATCCATTTCCAAGCTTCATCACTCTGCCGTCATCTCGGCCAAGAAGCATCTGTCCTTGATGGACCACAGCAACCTGGCAAGGAACATCTTCCCAGCGCCACCATTCGTACTCATAACTAACGTCAAGACGTTGACTCTCGTACGTCTTGTATCTTGCATCGGCTATATAGACGTTGCCGTCGATAAACAAGTAATACTGTCCGTTGTGTATAGCTGCGTGCGCTTTACCAAGCGTTGCTCCGTTAAAGGATAAAATCTCCTTGTTTACGTTACTCGAGCGTAAATGCGCACCATTTTCAGTCAAGCCATAAATGCCTTTTTTTGAAAGGAAGAGTGTATCTCCCTCTAGCGAGGCGACCGATAAAGGAGCAATACAACCAACGTCACTTATTTTGGCTAGAAGCCTTGGCACAAGTAAGAGCCTGTCTCTGCTCGTGTCAAATGTAAGCGACACGTTTGTTATCTCGTTGTTTGAGGCGATGCCTAAAAATCCGTTGCCTGGGATAAGAGCACTAACTCCCGATTGAGCTTTAACGTAAGAGTTGTCGGGAAAATATGAATATCCCTCAGAAGGTGACGAAAAATATACAATATCGTCCTTTGTTACAATAGCAAGCATTTTTGTGTTTCCACCAATATTAAGCTCGCACGCTTCCTTGATAATCGGCGCATCTTTGACAACTGAATATTCCACCGTTATATTGTCCTCACCAAGAACAGGAGACGGAAGCGCAGGCTCAAATGTTAATTTTCCTCTACCATTTTCGTTTTCAGCGAATACGGTAAAATAATCAAAAGCATTCTCTTCTCTATCAGTAAAAATGCACTCTTCAAATTTTGTTACTGTACACTCTTGGTTATTGAAAATAAACGTCGATATACCATTTATTTTTTCATTTTCTTTCGCTTCGAATTTGGTTTTCACCAAAACGTTATAATCGCGCGATTTATCACAATAAACAAACAACTGCAGTGCTTCCTCGCTTCTTAAATCCGTGCCTCCGTTTACAAAAACGTTAGCCTCGATTTTTACGTCTTTTGAAAAATCAATCTCCCCATCAAGATAAAAAACACTCTTGCTTTTTAAAAGTCCCGTGAATTGATGCTCTTCGAACTTCTCATTGATTCCTCGTTTCTCTCCAAGCAACTTGTTTACCCTTTTTGTAGAAAACAAATTAACTGCCTCAAAAGGCTCCGCTTTGCCACCATGGAGCTTGTCCGTTATTCCAATAGACGTCGTTGGCACGTAGGCGCCTTCGCTACCAAACAAGTCCTCAAGCGCGCCTCCACCTTCTAAATCCCAACCGTTATATTTATAGAGCTTTTTATTTGTAAGAACAAAAAGGTTGTCGCTATAAAACATTTTGACCTTGTTGTTTTCAGGCGCAAGCTCTACGCATTCATTGTTTTCAGGCGCAAGCTCTACGCATTCATTGTTTTCAGGCGCAAGCTCTACGCATTCAACGAACTTCGTAAATTTGCCATCGGACAAAAACAGCTTATTTCCGGCATAAGTAAAAATGCTATCCTTGTTCGTATGACCGTCGTTAACACTCGAAAGTAAAACCATACTATGTATCTTTACGCCTTCGCCTTTGTCTTGGATATGCGCTACCTGTTCAAATCCGTTTCGCTTGTGGTTTACTCCATCCTTGCAAATCATATTTTTCATATAGCTTGCACGTGTGGACTTCACCCTCAAGGGAGCCGATGACAAATCAACTCCTCTTATATCATTCAAGGTTAAAACCTTTTTGTTGGTTGTTTTCGCTTCGCTCATTCTCATATTGGTACCTCGTAAACGCTCTCCACCTTTGTCTGATAGCCATCACTCTTGTCAGTCAACTCTGCGGCCATAGCCTCGAAAACATTTCGCGCCACTGCTGCCTCATTTTCATTTTCTGCGCGCAAAAGTTCACTTTTAAGAAAATAAGGAATTATCGCGCATAAATCCTCGGATAGCTTTATTACCCTTGCATCATCCGTTGTTTGCCTTACTCTTTCGACAATAGGTGTATAAATTACCACATATCGCCCATCCTTTGCCTCAAGCAAAATTTCTGTGTCCCCCACAGTCATGTAATCCGTTTGACGAATGTAGCTAAATTCACTGTAATGCAACACCTTCTCTATGTGCCCAAGGTCGCTAATTTCCTCAAGGCTAAATAAAAGATATTTTCCCTGCCGAGTAGCGCTTGAATTATCAAGCTCATAAGACTTAGACGGCACAAGTCCCTTGTTTTCAAGCGAGGAAAAGCACCTATTTATAGCACCTGGCATAGATGCTAAATAATCATTGTAATTTGAGTCGCCCTCCAACTGACTAAGCCTTCTGCGAAGCTCCTCGTCGTCCTCGGTATCGCACCTAAGCTCATCGCTCGGGCTTATCAGCATCAGCGTCTCAAGCTTTATTTCTCCAAGCTTCATATTTCCTCCTTTATAGCCTTCCCCAGTGGGGGAAGGGGGACCGTTTGCGGTGGATGAGGTGTCCTCTCTCACCTCGGTCCATGTTTAATCAAAATGAGGGAAAGGAAGCACAAAATATGATTCCTTTCCCTCCACTTTTCAAAACACCCTACAGGGGTGTTTATTTTTTATGGTAGCTTTATGAATGCTACCTTTAATGATGCGGCGCCCTTTATAATTGCCTTTCCCTTGTCGTCTCCTGAAATGTTTTTAAATTTACCACTTTCAAGGACGATAAGCGCCATATGTAATGCAGGAATCGAGTACACAAGGTCGCTAACGCCCTGTAAGCCATTTCCTGCTTTGACTGTTACATCGGATGCAGAGCTTGCACTGTTATGAACGAGAAGCACGCACCTTTCATCGTGGCCATTAAGCTTAATTTCTGCACCATCTGTTGCATCAATTGCTTTGAGTAGGTCTGCGTATGCACCCGCATCCTTAAACTCGCTGTGATTCTTTATTTCTATTGGATTAATAGATACTCTTGCCATTTCGTATTACCTTCCCTTCTGTCAAATTACGCGTATTTAACATTGATATTGATGATTTCCTTTGGTCTTACAACCTTACCATCAAATAGTGCATAGCCCTTAACTGCATCAGAGAATGATTTTTCGGGTCTGTATGCTTCAGTGTGTGTAAGAGGATTTACAAACGCGATTGCGCGCTTGGTTCTAATCATGATGTTGTCAGTTGCGCCACTGTCGGTTCTTGCAACGTTATTTGAAAGCTTAACGGTTACAGAACCATACATAGCAACCTTGCCGTTTTTAAGCATTTCAGAGTTGTTTGTATCATTTGAAAGATACGCTTGCTTAAATAGCTTGTAGAAACGAGGGGAAACAGTAACAGTAACACCATTTGCTGTGTTAACATCGTTTTCCTGTAGCTTTTGGATTGCATCATCAAGAATCGAAAGCACGTTTCCCTTATTTACAACAGTTGCAGTTGCATGTAGCTTTTTAACGTCGCTACTTGTTGCCATATTAGCAATGTATTTATCCATCTCATTAGCAAGACCCTCACTTGTCTCGCTTGAGAGCGCATCCATAAGACCGCCTACGGCTGCTTGTGCCTTGTCAATATCTCCAACCTTGTAGTTAAAATATCTAACTTGATTGATGTTAAGGATTACAGAAGTATCTTCTATCTCCTCTGCTCCATCAATTTCGCCACTCGCGTCATTTCTGTCTAAGGATTTAATTGTTGGCTTGCCTACACCAAGAATATGTACGCTTTCGCCTTTTTTTGATACTGTGCCTTCATATTGACGGTTACAGTCCTCTACAAAGACACAAGCTCTTTCAAGCTCTCTATTAATTGACTCCGCCCAAACTGACGGAATAAAATTTGAATATGCCATTTTGATTTCTCCTATTCTATTTATTTGTTGTTCCGAGGACTCCGCGTTCTGCACGGTCCTCTACTCTTTTGTTGAGCCAAAGGAGGGCTTCCTCTATATGAGTAATAGCTAAAGAATTTTCCCTTGTTGCATATTCACCTTGGTTAAATGCCTTTAGTCTATCTCTTACAATTTCAAGTAAGTCAACGTCTAAAACGCCGTGAACACTTTCATTTTCTGCTCTTGGTCCATGCTGAAAAACAATTTTTCCAACACAGTCCGCGTCATCAATAACGTTGCCGTTTTGATTTACAGCTGCACCCGATTTTACAATAGCGTAAATGTGACTTGCACCGCCTACACCGGGAGCATCTACTCTATAGACCTCGTTAAGATTGTTTCTCTTTTGAATTGTTATAAGCTTACTCATAATTACCATTTTCCCTGACTCTTTCTTATTTTTTCGTAGTTTTTGCTTATTTCGCTTGGCGACATTTTAAGGACTTGCTCTTTTGTAAAGAACTCGCCCTCAGGAGGTGCACTGGAATTTGTTACGCTTCCAACTGCAGCTGCGGCAACGGCATCGGCGTGCACGTTCTTCTCCGCCTCACGTCTTGCAGCTGTCATAGCCTCCTTGAGTGGCAAATATTCACGATATACATCGGCTAAGCTCTTTTTACCAAGCTTTCCATCAGCAAAGGACTTAAACATTTTATCGTCTAACACATCGTTAACATTAACACCAGGATGCACTGTGGCAAACTCCTCTAATTCCTTTGTTATCTTGTCGTTTACTGCCTCTTTCCTTGCTTGTGAGCTCGCCTTTTCTCTTGCTCGCTTTTTTGCATATTCGCTATAATCAGCAACAGGGTCCTTGCCATCCTTGGCAATTTCCTGCATAAGCAAATATTCCTCGATGTCAGCATCGTCCTCAATAGGCTTTTTTGTGTAGGGATTTTCCTTTAAAACACTCTTGATTCCCTCAAATCTTGCCTGTCTGCGTGCTTCCTCGAGCTCGCGCTCTCTGCGCTTTCTTGCCATCTCTGCGTTTTTGGCTTTATCTTGCTTAGGCACCTTTTCCTCGGCACCTTCCTTTTGTGCGTTCCCTTCGCCATCCTTTGGCTCGGTATCAATCGCACCATTGATATTATCAGCACTTGAATTTTCAGTAGCAACTGAGGACGCTACTGCAGTGGATGTACCGGCGCCACTCTCAGCACCTGTGCCAGGTACACCTGCACTATTATTTGTTTGCTCAGTAATTTGCTCGTTCATAATAAACTCCTATTTTCCATTTTTGCGCTCTTGGTGCGAAATTTTTAATATATGATAACCTCTCGGCTAATCATCCTATATCCGTAGGGGAGGGGCTTGCTCCTCCCGTTTTTGTTTGCGGGGTTCCCGGCACCGCATCTCTTGGCACTCCTAAGAGTCCCTTTATATATTCGTTTTGGTCGGTAATCCTTTTGTTAGCCTCAGCAATCTTACCCTTCGCTTCCTTTGCAAGCTCGATTTCCTCGTTCGCTACCTCTATAAGCAAGTCTTTAACCTGCTTGTTTTCTCGAATTATGCTCGCAACCTTGCTAACCGTTACCTCTTGCGCCTGGATTATCCTTTGTGCCTCTTGGAATCTTGCAGTCATTTCCTCAAGCTGACCTTTAAGGCTTGCCACCTCATCAGCCTTGGATTTCTTTATTGCCTCCAAAATTTGGCTCTTATTTCCAATAGCATCGTCAGGATATGATGCAATATATGCCTCAACGCTTATTTGTCCACTTGAAAGTAGCGCGTCAAGCATGCTAATATCGGAAGCAATTGAGGAGCGCGTGCCCTGTGTTGCCTCTACAACAATGTCAAAGTTTACTCCTTGATAATCAGAAGAGGTAAACTTATCCTGTATTATTTGCTTTTCCTCTTTCCCCTCAACTGTCTTATCATAAGCAAATTCAGCATCAAAATAGAAATGCTTGTAGAATTGAGCAAGCACCTTGCCCTGTTTTTTCTTAACAAGCCAAAATGTTTCTCTTAAATCCTCAATAGGCATTTGCGCTTGAGCCTGTAGCTGAGCAATCGCCGCACCTGACATATTAGCACCAATAGTCTCGCCCGTCATAACCTCGGATGCGCCTGACACACTCCTGGTTAAATTCACAATGGTGTTTACTACCTCAAGTGGGAACGAGTGCATCGCCTGCTCTGTTAGCTTTTTAATTCCATTACCGGTGCCCGAGTAATCAATAAGCACTTGCCCCGGCACGTTTGTTATCTTTTGACCGTTTAGCGCATTTGGCATAGCAATATATTTGCCCCAAGCGTTTTCCTGAGCATTAAGCAAGCTCATTGCTATGTGAAAATTCACAGCCTTTTGGTTAGGTATTAGCCCCTCAACCTCGGAAAGACCATAAATACACCTATCGCGCTTTTCGTAATATCCTGCAACAATAGGATAAAGCTCCGTTCCTTTCGCCTCGCGAATCCCAACTCTCGCATTTTCCTCTTCTTCCTTAAGAGGCACTACGAAAAATGGCTTTCTAACTACCGTTGTCTTTGTAGCACATGAGCATTTAACTCTGCCATTCTCTCTAAAATAACAGGTAATCAAGGTGCAAAGCTTGTTAGACTTTTGCTCCTTGGTGTTGTAAGCATCACCCTCAGCCTCGTCAGGTAAAATCTCCTCGAGGTTGCACTCCTTGTCGGCTCTTGCCTTTACACTATCTACACTCTCGCGAGTTACTATTACAATCCAGCCCTGCTTTTGCTCGTCAAGCTCACAAGGATTCTCAAAAAAGATGCTAAGTGGGTCTATAAGCTCGCAGCGTAATGCACCAACCTCGTTTGCATCCTTGCCCTCAGCGTACTTATCCCAATAATAGTGATAGAAATATGAGCCTTTTTTAACTGCATCATCAATAGCTCGCTTGTCAAGCTCCGCTTGTCCTATCTCCTTTTCAATAAACTCCGCAAAGTTATTGAATTTTTCAACGTCAGCATTTACATCGTCGCTCTTATATACAAGATGCACCTTTGAAGCAAGGATTGCTGCCTTCTTGTTGCGACAAATCATTTTTATAAAGTTAACTACAGGACGAGGGAGATTCTTCGTGGCTTCCGTGGGAGACGGCCATTGTCGCCCTTCATAAAAATCAATGTACTTTGGAATAGCAGTACGAATACCTATCGACCCTTGGTATTCTATTCCCTCTTGGTACCTTTTCCAAAGCTCAGTTACATTCTCATCGTAATTGTTCATTGTTTACCCTTCTCCTCTCCGTTAAGCCACTCGTTTATAATTTCCTTATACCCAAGCTCGTCTTTTCGACCGACTATTTCCTCGGGACTTTTGGTTCGGTGGAGGTCCTCAAGCTCTTCTAACCTTTTTTCAACATCTGCAAGTCTTGCCTCAAGCTTAAGCTTCTTTTTTCTTCTAATAAACATATTTCATCCTTTCAAATTCCCAAACGTTTGAGAATATATATTATTTGAATTTGCCTTCACGACTCGCTTTACTCCCTGCTCTGCAAATCAAGCGTTTCGCGTGCTTCACTCTGTGAAGAAAAGGACCTCCACAGCCGCACAGTCCGTCAACATCACACTCCCAAGTGTCGTGTTTGTTGCCCTCCTTGCTTTTCAGAGCTAAAGCTCTTATGCGGTTTCACTCGGTAAAAACGATACTCAATCGTTTCAACCTTCGCTACCACTCTATATACGGGCTTTCCTCTACATTCGTATTAAAAAACTCCTTAAGCGCATCAAATTCCTTGCCAATATCGACAAGCTCGTGCGTGTAGTCCTGCCCTATGTAATGAGCAATAGCACTTGCCATTACAAGGTCGTCGTGCGCTCCATCTGCTGCCGCACTCTTGCCATCATCCCTCTTAATAAAGGTTGTCATTTCAAGAAGCGTTTGCCTGTCAGTCTCAAGATGGATGTCAGCACGCATAACTGACACAAGGTTCGATATAATTATCGGTCTTGTAATCGAAGATGTAATAAAACCATAGTCCTTCTCGGGAACATCTGCAAACGTCGTTGGGCGCTTGCTCAAATATAGGTTGGTATAGCCTAATTTACGGAGCACCCTAACAGGATGCCGTGAATGGTTTATTTCAACACCAATAAGTGCATCCGAGTAGTATTTGCCAAGACAGAACAGCTGCTCGGCAAATAGGTCCTCGTCCATCTTTTGTCGTCTTAAGGTAGCCACGCAACGCCCACAGGTATTGTCTATTACCTTTGCAGTAAAGTAATCAAGTCCTGTGCCGGCAGTATCGGCGCCGATTACATAAGGCTTAACCATTTTAGGCTTATTTTTTTCGCTTGTATAAGGCTCCTCAACAATAGAAATATAGCCGTTTTTGCTTTCGACAAACTCGATATCCTCAATAGTATCGGTATAGCCAAGCACTCGGCCGTAATCGTCAGTAAGAGCCTTTGCCACCTTCTTGTATTCAAAATATCCAAGCCGTGATTTAACATTAAATGTACTTAAATAGTTTGAAATAGCATCCTTGTCAAAGATGCAATCACCAGATGCAACAAAAGCCTCCTCAGGAGTGCAGGGATATTCCTGCCTTATTGCACTTTTGTCAAGATATTTACGATATTTTTTCGCATACCAGGCAAGCTGTTCACGGCTAAGCCCTCGCTTTTCAAGAGCTTTTAATCGTTCTGTCAACCAACCATCTGCCTGGTCTATGTATTCATATTCAGTTGATACATATTCTTTCGTGCGCCACCATTCATAAAAGAGGTTCACGCACGAGCCTGAGTCCCAAAGGTCCTTTGCCTCATTAAATCCATTAGCAGTAGTCTCATAAATACAAAGCGCATCCTCCGTCGCTGCTTCGGCAATAGATTTTTGCAAGTTGCTTAGTTCACATTCGTAAAACGCTATCTCAGAATAGTGAATAAGCGAAAGCGTACGGCTACGTCCTACGTTATCAGATGCCGATGCAACACGCCACGAGGAATTGAGCTTTTCAAAATATAGCTCATTTACAGAGTTAAACTTTTCAGTAGGCTTTAAAATATCGGGGAGTGCATTATACATTACCTTCGCCTTGTCGGTAAATATCGCCTTTGTGTTGTCTCCACGGTCAGCAAGTGTAAAGCCTGCAAAGTTCTTTTTGACAATAGCATTAGCAAGCATGATGGCTGTTACAATAGTAGTAAAACCCTGTTGACGCCCCTTTAAAATGAAATACGGCTTTTTGGTTCCGTGCGTTTCTATCTGCTCAATAAAGTCCCTTTGCACATCATTAAAGAAAAACGGTACGTTTCTCTTGTTCTTGTCAACCAGGGAGAAACAACACTCAATAAGCAAATGCGGCTTGGCTCTTACCTCAGCTACAAGCTCAGAGGAGGATAATATTTCTTTTGCAATAGCACGCACAAGCACCTCGTCGTACTCAATATCGTGCTTTTCCTCCCATCGAGCCTTGCGCTTAGTTACAAAATCCGCTATTGTATAACTCATAAATCCTCGAATTTCACTTGGCCCGAATGGTTTATATTTGCCGTCGGACGTCCGCTAAGTAGTGCAACCTTCTCGGTTAATAGCGCAAACGTTCTTGATATATCACCCAAATTTTCGGGAAGCAAAAGCGAAACCGCCTTTTTTATCTCGTCAGTCGTGAGCTTCGCCTCACCATCCGGCTTTATCTCAAGCAGCTTGTCAATCAGCTCCGCGCGCTTGTCCTCGCACACCATAGCCGTCTCAAGCTTTTTAACAATTATTTCAAGAGCCGCACCCTGTGCATCCATAGCTTTGAGCATATACTCATTAAGTCTTTTATTTAAAATATTGTCACGAAAATTAACGAACTCCTCATCCTTTTGGAGAGCCTTTTGCCAGGTTCTAACAGTCGAGTCTTTAAGCCCAAGCTTATTACACACAAAAGAAACCGTGTCGCCTGTCGCTAACATAATTTGAGCCTTTGTCTTGATTCGCTCATCAATCTTAACTCCGCGGCCACTTGCTTTTTTCTTCGCCTGTTTTTTTGTCGTACCCACGCTTCTGCCCTCCTCTCTCGTGAACCCAAGCCGCATTTCTTCGCTTCGAGGCCCCCTTCTTTTTTCTCAACATAGCAAAACACAAAAAAATTGTCAATAGAAAAAACAAAAACAGGCAGTCAAAAAACTGCCTATTTCGAATATTATATATAACGCGCGGATTCATTACGCACCCACAGGTAGCGCGCCCGTGAGCACTTGCACAATTTTCTCCAAAATTAGTCACAAAATTAGTCACAAAACAATTATTTTTCTTGCGTTTTTCTGCGTTTTTTTACTATTTTTGCATTGTTTCATAGTTAAAACAAGCCTAAAAACGGGCTTTTTATTAATAAAATTAAATCTCTGATTCTGCGCCAGTAAAAAAGACAGGTTTTATACCTGTCTTTTTTACTGCTACGAATCGGTTGATTCGACTCTGCTCGTGGCTTTGCCACGAATAGAGTGCGTAAGCAAGGCTGAAGCCGTTGTCTGCTTGCAAGCATAAGGCTTGCCGAAGCTCATTCCAAAGGAATGTATCTCTAATTTTGCGCTTCTTTCAGCGGGACGTCGAGGCGCCGACCCCTACAACTAAATCACCATTTTTATTATCAAAATTGAACCTTTATTTTATTTGAAAATTCCAATTTAGGTACAGATTAGGTACAATTAGTCACAAAATTATTTTTGTCTATTTTATTTCCTTTAATCTTATGCTATAATTAGCATATAACCAAAAAACGAGGTAATATTATGTATAATCGAGGCGACGTATTAAAATACATTCAAAAAGACAAGGGTTTTCTTGACACGATAGTCAAAGAAAATATTGATAAATACAGAAAAGGTGAGGCAGCTTTCAAAATCACCGACGAAAATGGTGAGCCGCTTTCAAACGCATCGGTTAAAATAAAGCAAGTTTCTCACGAATTTAAGTTTGGTGCTAATATTTTTATGCTTGACGAGCTTGAAAGTGATGAAAAAAACGAAGCGTATAAAAAACGCTTTAAGGAGCTTTTTAATATGGCGACTCTTCCATTTTATTGGGCCTCAATCGAACCTAAAAAGGGTGAGATGCGTTACGAAAAGGGGTGCGCCCCATATTACCGCCGCCCTTCAATAGACTTATGTATAGAGTTTTGCAAGGAAAACGGAATAGAACCGCGTGAGCACGGTCTTGCCTACGAACATCATTTTCCGAGTTGGCTAGAAGGTGCAAGTTCAGATGATGTAAAAATCGAGCTTGAAAGACGATACAAGGAAATTTCCGAGCGATACGCTGATAAAATTCCAACCATTGAAGTGACAAACGAGATGTTTTGGTGGGAGGGAGTGTCTAAATTTTATGATGATGACGAATATATTGAATGGTGCTTTAAGCTTGCAAGAAAGTATTTTCCAAAAAATCAGCTTGTCATAAACGAAGCAACGGAGGAATCCTGGTGCGAGGTAAGACGCGCAAACTCAAAATACTATTCTTATATTAGAAATGCGCTTTTATGCGGTGCACCAATAGACGCTATCGGTATGCAATTTCACGCATTTTACACAAGAGAGCGCGAACTTGAAAGAGCAAACAGCCTTTATCATCCAACAAACGTTTACAATTATCTTGATTTTTACTCTAAGCTTATAAATGCGCTTCAAATAACCGAAATTACCATTCCCGCCTATTCAAATGATGCGTACGACGAAGAAATTCAAGCCGAAATACTTGAAAATTTATATAAAGTTTGGTTTTCTCACCCCGCTGTTGAGCAAATTATATATTGGAATTTAGTTGATGGATACGCTTACGTTGAAAATCCTACACCTGAAAGAATCAGAAGCACACAGGGGAATATGAGTGTAGGTGAAAATAAATATTACGCCGGTCTTTTACGTTTTGATATGTCACCAAAGCCTGCATATTTAAGGCTCAAAAAGCTCATCACAGAGGAATGGAATACATCACTTGAATCAAGTTCAGATGAAAATGGATACATCTATTTTAGAGGCTTCTATGGAGACTATGAAGTTGAAATAGAAACAGAAAACGGCATAATAAAAAAGCTATTTTCATTAAAGAATAAAAAATAATATATATTTTCCACCTAGCGTAGAGATAAAAAATCTCCAACTCAACCACCGGTATGTTTACATTCACTAAGAAATCGTTTATCCTAAAAGCGAAAGGGGGTAAAGCACAATGGATTTATCAAAAATCGGCAAATTTATTGCCGAGCAAAGAAAAAAGCAAGGGATGACTCAAGCTGAGCTTGCAGAAAAGCTATATATAACCGACAGAGCCGTTTCGAAATGGGAAACGGGAAAATCAATGCCCGACTCCTCAATTATGCTTGACCTTTGCAAAACGCTTAATATCAGCGTAAACGATTTACTAAGTGGTGAGGTGGTAACAAAAATGGATAATTACAATGAAAAATTAGAACAAAACTTACTTGAAATGGTAAAAGAAAAGGAAAAAGCAGACAGACGCCTGCTTACTCTTGAATGGGTAATTGGTATACTTTCAATATTAGTTTTATTAATTCCAATTATGATTGCAAGCTACGTTCCAAATCTTGAAGATTGGCAACGCATAATTATTGTTTTTTCTGGTGTAATTCCTTGCTTTGTGGGTTTCTTTTTCGCCATAAAAATCGAACAAGTGGCAGGATACTATGAGTGCAAGCACTGCGGACACAGATATGTTCCAACATTTAAGGCGGCTACTTTTTCAATGCATATGGGCAGAACAAGATATATGAAATGTCCAAAATGTGGAAAGAAATCTTGGCAGAAAAAGGTTATTTCCAAGGAAGAAAAAGCAACTAATGAATAA